TTTATATGTTCTTTACCTTCCTTTGTTGCGTATAAAATTTCTAAGTATTCTTCTGCCTGAAATTTAGAACATTGATAATCTTTGATTACCAATTCTATTAACCATTTTTCATAAGCATCTTCTTTCTTACCTTTAACATAACGTAGATAATATTTCCCCTTTGGTAAAATACCAATTAGAGCCAAATACAATTGTTTTGGCTCTAATGTTTGTGTATAAGGTTGTATTTCAGATAGAAATTGTATCCAATCTGGGTTCATAGAAAGAAATCTATGTACCATATAATTTGACCATGTCTTTTTATCAGCTTCATCTAACTTATCCCAATATTTTGGGTCTTGTTCAGTTGTAATTGCTTTAATATGGTCGAATAGCGATTTAGCCATTTTGTTCTTTACTTAATTTATCCTTATGTTCTAATGCTTGTAATTCAATTGCAGACATTTCGTGATTTACTTCACCACATTCTCCACATACTAATACTTCGAATGGAATAACCATATCTTGTTCTCCACCAAATGCTAGTTTGGATAATTTTCTAAACTTTGTTCCACTAATGAATACATCATACCCACAATGAGGACATACCATTGGAACTGAATTGGAAATATCTACTTTTTGTTTGGGTGGTTGCTGACCTAATATATTTGCCATATTTTATTATTTTATAATCATTTCTAAATCCATCTCTCTGCATAGATAGTATTCTTTATCACCCAATTTGATTTTACGCAAACTCATACCACCTGCAGGAAGCATTACTTTATCACCCACTTCTACTTCCATTGGAATTTTAGTACCTGATTGGGTATAAATACCATTACCAACTGAAACTACTACTCCAATTTGATTTTCACCATCTCTGACAGTGTCTGGTATGATAATTCCACCAACGGTCTTTTCTTTTACTTCTACTTCGATTAGGACTCTATCTCCTAATGGTTTTGCTAATTGTTCGTTTGACATATGTTTATTTTTAATTTTAATCGAACCATTGTCTTCGGTTCGTTTTTACATTTTTTACTCCACTTTTTCTAAGAATATCATGTCCTTTCTTTTTCCATTCACCTATCACTTTTGTATCTTTACGTTTGTGTAAGGCTAATTGGTCTAAATAAGAAAAAAGGTCTTCTTCTGATAATTTCTTTAAATCATCGTCAGTTAAGGGGTTTTTAGGGTCATATACTATCATATCATTTAGTTTTATACCCAAATATACGAAATTTATTCCAAACTACCAAATTTTAGTTAAGATATATTCAATATTTTTAATATATCATCTACCGTCTTATCACCAACCAATACGGAATTATATGATATATTGTTTTTTACTAATGTATCTTCGATTTGTCTATCCAATTCCTTAGATTCATCCAAAGATTGATAGCGTTCCTTTTCGTTATACCCACCTTCCGTTCGTTTTAGAACGATATTTAGAGAATCATACTGATTATGTATATCTAATACCATTTTATCAAAAGACTCTCCATATAAGGTTGCTGGATACTCTAAACCAGTATAAGCAGAACGATATACTAATGAGAGTAAGATTGGTGAATCTAAGATAATATAATCTACCTTACCAAAACTTTTTACAATACCCCTATGTTGATTTGCCAACACATATAATTGGTCTTTAATTGCCAAATGATTTTCATCCCAAGCTAATTGTTTAGGGAATTCATATGGATTATCACACGTTATATGTTTCTTTTTAAGTTTATAGGTAAGGCCGGATGCGATTGAAGATTTTCCAATACCCGGCCCACCAAATAGATTTATAATTTTACTCATTATATAATTCCGTTGATTCCAATTAAAGTTGCCATAAAACAAATTTCCTTATCTACTACTAATGCATCTTTATGTTGTCCTTGTGCCAACTCTAAAATAACTGCAGATGTATTACCTTGTGCATAATCATCTACCTTTTCGTAAAGATATGTGTATAATTCAGTAAAATCTTGAACACGAGAATCTGCAATTGCTTGTCTTAAATTTACATAACGATTTCTCTTATCATCTTTTGATTTAAGAATATCAACAACTTTAACTTTAATATCCGAATCTAAGATTGAACTTGTATCAACTTTCAATACACCCTTAGATGAATTCAATTGACAAGTATTAATAATCTTACGAATATCTGGATATGATGCATCTACGATTGGAACTATTTCCTTTGGTTCAAATTGTATTTTTTCTGCATTTAGAATTTTACTAATTTGAATTGCAACATCTCTTTTAGTAGGTGGAACAATTTGGAATGTTTGACAACGAGATTGAATTGGGTCAATTACCTTTTCAACATAATTACAGGTCAAAATAAATCGGCAATGTTTTGAAAAAGTTTCCATTAAGTTACGCAAGATTGCCTGTGCGTTTGGAGTCATATAATCAAACTCATCTAAGATAATTATTTTTGTATCTTTGAATCCAATAGTAGAAGCAAATGATTTTACCTTATTACGGACAGTATCTACGTTATTCTCATCAGATGCGTTAATAATCATATAATCACAATTGATTGAATTTACTATCAACTTTGCAAGTGTAGTTTTACCAGTTCCTGCTTTACCAAATAATAGTAAATGAGGAACATCACCTGTCTGAATATAATCACTAATCTTTTGTTTTAGGTGGTCATTACCCACATAATCTTCCAACTTCTTAGGTCTATATTTTTCTACCCAAAGTGTATTGTTAGTTTCTTCTTTTGCTACTTCTTCAAAAAATGCCATATTATTTATTTTTTTATTTTTTATTACATACCAAATCCACCTTGTGGAATTTGTGGTTCTTTTTCATCTTTTTCAGTTGCAATCACACATTCAGTTGTTAGTAATAACGATGCAATTGAAGATGCGTTTTCTAATGCTAGACGAGTAACCTTAGTTGGGTCAATAATACCAGCAACTACTAAATCTTCATATACTTCGGTTCTAGCATTGTAACCCATATTATTCTTACCACGTTTAACTTCATTGATTACCACCTCAGCAGAACCTCCACCATTTTGAACGATTGTTTTTAATGGTGATTCAATTGCTTTTTTAACAATCATTACACCAGTAACAAAATCAGATGTTTCATTTATTAAGTCTAAATTTCCAGGAGTTTCTAATGCAGAAATTGTTCTAATCAAAGCAACTCCACCACCAGGAACAATACCTTCTGCTACTGCTGCACGAGTTGCGTGAAGTGCATCATCTACTCTATCTTTCTTTTCTTTCATCTCCACTTCGGTTGTTGCTCCGATGTATAAGATTGCAACTCCACCTGATAATTTAGATAAACGTTCTTGTAGTTTTGTTTTATCATAATCAGATGTAGTTTTTTCAATTTGATTTTTAATTAAATCAATTCTTGCTTTGATAGTATCACTCTCACCACCACCATTAATGAATGTTGATGTATCTTTATCGATTGTGATTTTCTCAGCAGTTCCTAAATCATTTAAAGTTACTTTATCTAATGTAAATCCAAGTTCAGAACTAATAACTTGTCCACCTGTCAATACAGCAACATCTTCTAAAATTTCTTTTCTTCTATCACCAAATCCCGGTGCTTTAATTGCTGCTACTCTTAGAGTTCCTCTTAATTTATTTACTACTAATGTTGCAAGTGCTTCACCATCAATATCTTCTGCGATAATCAATAGTGGTTTTCCGGTTTGTGCAGTTTGTTCCAACACCGGTAAAATATCCTTCATAGAAGATATTTTTTTATCATATAAAAGAATGTATGGATTGTCTAATTCTGCCTCCATAGATTCTTGATTAGTTACAAAATAAGGGGATAAATAACCTCTATCCAATTGCATACCCTCTACGGTCTTTACTTCCGTTTCAGTACCCTTCGCTTCTTCGACCGTAATAATACCATCCTTACCAACTTTCTCCATTGCTGATGCAATCATTGAACCGATAGATGAATCATTATTGGCTGAGATTGTTGCTACTTGTTCAATCTCTTTTGATGTTTTGATTGGTTTTGATATTTTTGCTAATTCAGATACTACTACTTTTACTGCAGAATCAATACCTCTTTTTAAATCCATTGGGTTAGCACCAGCTGCTACATTCTTTACTCCCAATGCAAAAATTTCTTGTGTTAAGACAGTTGCCGTTGTAGTTCCATCACCTGCTTGGTCTGCGGTTTTACTTGCAACTTCTTTTACTAATTGAGCACCGATGTTTTCAATCGGGTCTACTAATTCAATTTCTTTTGCTACTGATACACCATCCTTTGTAATATGGGGTGCACCAAATTGTTTTTGTAGAATAACATTTCTACCTTTCGGTCCCAGTGTAACTTTTACAGCATTTGCTAATTTGTCTACACCGTCCTTTAATCCGTTTCTCACTTCCGTTTCGAATTTAATTATTTTTGCCATAACTTATATTTTTTATTTTTACAAAGATACGAAATATTTTTGAAATTACCAAACAAAAATGGGAGAATTTTTCTCCCATTTAAGTTTAGTTTTATTTTGTTATTATCTACCAAAGATATAACGAATACCTAATTGAGCACTCCATACATCAAATACGGATGAATTGTATTGATATGTATCTCTAGCTAAGATAGTAGAACCATCTGCTAATTTTTGAGTTGCTAACTTATAAACTGGTTCACCATTTGTTGTAGTTGAATAGTTTAAGATAGTTGGGATAGTTGCTCTTTGAGAAACACCCCACTCATTATTTAATAAATTACCAAAGTTCAAAATATCTGCTCTGATTTGGATTGTATTCTTTTTACCTTTAACATTTACATAGATGTCTTGTACTACTGATAAATCGAATCTATGTAACATTGGTAAGAATGAACCATTTCTTTCAGCATATTGACCACGACGAGTTGATAAGTATTCATCTTGTCCAATGTAAGCATCAAATGCTGCTTGTTGTTCTTCTTGTGTGTAAGTTCTTGTACCTACTACCAATGGTGCGAATTTAATATCAGAACCTTTGTTTGGTACGAAAACTAAATCGTTATTAGAGATTCTATCTCCGTTCATATCACCACCGATTGTGTAAGAGAATGGAGAACCTTGATTACCCACATATCCTAATGTGAATGAAGTTGCACCACCCATACCTTTACCATATTCTAATCTATATCCTAACAAACCAACTAAACGATTTGGAGATAAGAAATCTGAATTAGAAAGAGATAAACTATTATTACCATTTACACTTCTTGCACCAGTCCAACTACCACTAGCAATTGAACCTGCACTTAAATAATCTTGTGCAGTTGATGTTGTCCATGCAAATGAACCGAATACACCCTTTTGGTACGGATATTCTAATTTCAACGTTAATGAATTAAAATATGTATCATTTGAATTTGCTAATACGATAGCGTTTGAAACATTACCATTTACTCTAACACTCGCATCAGTTCTACCATACATCGCTCTTGTATCAACACCTGCAAAGATACCAGTTGGAACACCAAAGTTTGCGTTATAATAATGAACTGCATTTAAGTTTTTGTTTGTAATAAATTCAGCAGTACCAATAAAACCGAATGGTAATTTTTGGTCAACTGCAATATTTGTTTTCCAAACTTGTGGGAACTTATAGTTTTGTTCCGTAAATGCTAAATCAAATGTTGATGGTAAAGTTGGAGTTGAAGGGATAAAGTATTTGTTAGGATTAGCTGTGAAACCATAATTAGTTGCAGCCGAACCACTTACATCAATATACCCAGTCAACACACCATTATTACCCACTTGATTTGAGATAAACACATATGGAGGTCTACCGGTGAATACACCACTACCACCTCTTAATTGAGTTTTTCTATCACCAAATACATCATAGTTAAATCCAATACGTGGTTCTAATAAAGTTTGTGTAGAAGGTAATTTACCTGTGTTAAATTTCAATCCACCAGCGAATGTCATTGCAGTTACTGCAGGGTTTTCCAATGCAGTTTGTTCAAATCCAATGATTGCTGCTCTTAAACCTAATGTGAATTTTAAGTTTTCAGTTGCTTGGAATTCATCTTGGCCGTAAACATCTAATCTATCAGTTTTCAAAGTTTGCATTGGGTCAACTGCTCCTGGTAACGCCGAATAACGGAATTGGAAACGAGCTGGAACTAATGTAGAAGGTGCTCCACCATTTGCTAATGATTGATTAGCTGCAGTGTAGAAATCTGCTAAACTATTGAAGATGTAAACCCCATTAGATGCTGGGAAGAATAAGTTGTTAGATTGGTATTTCTCATAATTAAAACCAAATGTCAAAGTGTGTTTGTTTGCATACTTTGTTAAGTTGTTCGTAATATGGAAAGTATTATAATCTAATTTGTTTCCCGGTGTGAATGGGTCAAAACCTACTGATGTAAGAGTTGTTGCACCATCCTTAATATCAATCGTTGGGAACATTTGAGAACGATATGCTCTATCCTCAATTTGTTTATCATACCCAACAATTAAGTTGTTATGTAAAGTGTTTGATAATTTAGAGTTTAATTCCAATACATAAGAACGAGTATTATCCATAATAATATAACCACTATTTTGGAAACTCATTGCTAATGCTGAAGTTGTTCTATTACCAAATCCTGCTGATGTAGAGTTTGAAATATTAATCTCTGCTTCAGAATCATGTTGTACATAACGAGCCGTTAATTTATGTTTATCGTTGATGTTCCAATCCATACGAACTAAGAATTTCTTAGAAGCATTTGTGTTAGAATATCCTTCAAACGGACCAGTTGTGTAGTTAAACTTATCTTGCATAAATTTAGATAAGTCTGATAATTGTGTATAAGTTGGTCTACTTACTTGTGAACCTGTCAATGGAGAACCTGTTGAAATCCAAGTTGTACCTGGTTCAGTTTTTTCAATTTGTTCGTAGTTTCCAAAAATAAACAATTTGTTCTTAATGATTGGTGCACCTAAACGGAAACCTTGTACTTTCTCATCAAATTTAGATGCAGTTACTTTTGTTCCTCTAGCGTTATCACCAACATATGTAGATGAATTATCTCTTTGTGTTTGATATACCGAACCTTCGATTTCGTTTGTACCACTTCTTGTTACTGCATTGATACCAGCACCAGTGAAACCTGATTGACGAATATCGAATGGTGCAATGTTCACTTGTAATTGTTCGATTGCATCTAATGAAATAGCAGATGCACCAGTTCTACCACCCGCCTGTGCAGATGAACCTAACCCGAACCCATTATTGAATTGAGAACCATCGATTGTAAAGTTATTTAAACGAGAATCTTGTGCTCCGAATGAGTTTCCGTTTCCGTTTGGATTGTACTTTGTAATACCATCGATTGTTCTTGCACCAGTAATAGGGATGTTTTGTAAATCTCTTCTACTGAATTGTTGTGATGCTCCGGTTCTCTCTCTTGAGATAATATTATTTCTACCGGCACTTACCACCACTTCTTTTAATGTAGTAGTTTCATCAACTAAAATAAAATCAACGTTTGTAGTAATACCCAATTGAGTATTTACATCTTTGATTTCATCTTTTTTGTACCCTACATAAGTAGTGTGTAATGTATATGGTCCACCTACTCTAATTGCAGGTAAAACATATGCACCATTTTTGTTGGTCACAGCATTGTACTGCGTACCAGTTGGGGTATGTACTGCGTGAATCGTAGCACCTACCAACACTTCATTTTTCTCGTTCTTCACAACACCCGAAATTGAGGAAGTAGTAATCTGACTAAATCCTAAAAACGAAGTCATTGCGAAAACTAACGATAAAATTAGTTTTTTCATAATTGTCCTTTTTTTGTTGTTAAAAAAAATAATAAACCATTTGAGATTTTCTCAAACTTATAATAAAAGGGTTTCCCCTACTTATTCGATATTAATAATTCCTTAGTAGGTATAAACTCATCATCCCCACCAGTTGAATATGGTGGGGTGAGTGTAGTTGTATTAATTTTTGGGGAATTATTTCCATGCTCTGGTTTCCATTCATTACCAGAATTGACTGTGTCTAACATATCTTTAATATGTGACCATTGTGATGGGGTGATATTAGAATCATTCACTCCTTTTGTAAAACCTTTCAACCAGAATATAAATTCGTTTGATGTCATTATAGATAAGTATTGTATATATTGGAAAAGTATATTACCAAATTGTTAAGATTATGGTTTGTAGAAAACAAAGATTGGTTCAAACTTATACGCTTTACCATCGTGTTTTACTGCGTTCTTAATACCTGTCTTAGTTGGGTCTAATCCAACCATTCTGGTCATTAACATCTTTAATTTACCTTTATACTCACACCCTAATTCTTTCAAAATATCAATAGAATCTTGTTCTAATGCATAGTAAGTATCTTTACCAATCTTAATATCAGCAATGTTCCATAGAATGTATCTATCGTTTTTCATATAATCATAAATGGTAGTTAAAGTAGGACGTAAGAAATTATCTCTCCAATCATCATATTCACCATATGCTTTGAACGATTGATTCTCATCTTGTGAGTATTGTTCTCTATTAAAGTATGGAGGTGATGTGAAAGATATATCCAATTTACCTTTATACTTTTGAAACTTAGGATTGTGTTGAATTAACTCCGAACCATCTTGAAACAATTCATATGTATTACCTTGTTTCTCTACATCAAAGAATTTAGCAAATGATTCAGAAAAATCATCTACACAATTATCATTGTAGAATTTAGCTGCATATTCATAACGAGATATACCTAACTCTGGAATAAAATTATCAGGGTTAGGGTCAGTACCAATGTAATGAGTTTTCTTTCTACTACTCATTGCACCTAAGATTCTACCACCCCATCCACTTGATGAATCATAAATGTGTAATGGTTCATCTTGTTCAATATGAGATGTGTAATTTTCGTAAATCCATTTAGCAGTTAATGCAGGGAAATTTACAGCAGGTTGTCCACAGCTTAATCTGAATACTTGTAAGATTTTAGGGAATATACCAACTGTCTTATCATACCAACGAATCAGATAATAAAACTTTTTAGTTGTTTTACCATCTGCAAGTGTTAAATGGTCTTCTATCTTTTTTACGTTAGACATTTGGGTATGGTTTAACCACCCCTTATCTACACATTCTTGTAATTGTTCTGCGTTTAGATATAGATTACCAAATCCAATATATTGTTCGTTAATAGTTCCGTAATTATCAATTGTATCTTCTTTTACCTTTGCAATTACAATATCCAAATTAGAATGTTTACCAACAAAGATTTTACCTTCGTGCACTTTTTGGATAAACTCTACACCAGTTTCACCATCCCAAAATTCGTTCTCATCTTTTTTGTTTACAATAGAACGTGACCAGGAATACATAGAATCTCTTTTAACAGCTCTACGCATAATCTTTACGAATTGGTCTTCTAAGTTCGGGTCAGAGAAATGGTCATAAATAGATAATCCACCATCAGCAGATTTCCCAATTGAAATTTTAGTTTTCAACATAGTAGGGAAAAACTGATTGATTGCAGATGCATCTTTGTTAAAATTCTGAATAATACCCAACGACTCATCATCGCCTGATAAATCTTTTTGTAGGAAATCACAATCGTTTCCTTTTAGTTTTTTAAATGATTCGATAATACCATCCTTATCTTTACCAATAACGGGTGGTACACCATCTTCATCCCATTGCTTCGTTACTTCCTTGCGTAGTAACTTAGCCCAATTAACAAACTCATCATCAGTCATTTGTAGTAACTGATGATAAGTTGTATTGGATTGGAATTCAGAAAATTTCGAGCGTTCGTAATAGTATTTACTCATATATTATCCTGCGATTTCTACTAAGTAGTAATCAGATGTGTATTCACCTACTTCAAAGTGAATGTGTGATAAACCTTGTGATGAAATGTTTAAAGTAGCATCTTTTGCTTCTTTGTTTGCAACTAAAATCTCTTTTAAATATGTTGCTGAGAATGAGATTGGATTTACATCACCTTCTACTTCACCTTCAACGTCAATTGAGATTCGGTTTGTATTGATATTAGAGTGACCTAATACGATTTGTGCCTTACCATTCTTTACAACGAATGTAAAATTGTTTTCATCTGCCAATGCACTCTTAGCACGAATGAATTTTGAAATGAAGTTTTCATCCAATTTGATTTTGATATTAAAATCTGGTAACTTCTTCAAATCTGGTACGTTAGGAATAACCGAAAGGTCAGCCAACATATAGTTTACGGAAGTAGAACCATCTTTAAATTTCAAAGAAACTGGCTTACCTTCAACATCAGAAATTTCAAATTCAACTGCTTCACCCAATACTGACAACATTTTAGTTAATTTAGATGTGTCATATACACCGAATGTTGCATCGTTGAAATTAAACTCTTTCATTGTCACCTTACCCAATACTGATTTATCATCAGAAATGAATGAAGTTGTCAATTCATTGTCTTTTGTTTCCCACTTTACTGATTCAACCAAACCAGCAAGATTGTACTTTTGTACGAAACGATTTAATTTACCTTTTTCCATTTGTTTGTTTTTTATTATTTAATTTATTGTTACACAAAGATACGAATAATTTTTGAATTATCCAAATTTATTTTAAAAATATATTTTACGAATTGTATAAAATCTACCATCGGTTAATGAAAATCCTCCATTTTGTAAGAATTGTTCAGCCTCTTTAATGGTTTCAAATTTAAGGATTGACCAGGGATTTATCTTACCTTCTCCTAATGTTAGGAAATTTTTATTATCGTATTTACCCAACATATAATCCTTAGTTCCATCTGGTAGTTGATATTTTGTAATATCAAATTGTGTTGGCATACTAATGGTTTTATACTCTCTATCCAATTGCCACCAACTACCTTGCATTAACCATTGGTTATTACTACATTCGTATATACAATACCAACCTTTCATAATCTAAAAGTTAAAGAATTTTTCTGCTGTTTTTTGTTCACTCATCACCTCACCCCAATCTAAAGCATTGTAAAAATCTTGTAACTTACCTTTTAATTCAGCTTCGAATATTCTATTATGGTCAATATACGTTGAAATGAATTTTGTAATTTCTTCGGGGTCATCATAACCTGTAAATGCTAAACCATCGATTCCTAATGGATTGTTTTTCAAATATACCCACTTTACTTTATCACCATCTTTCATCGGTGAGTATTTGAATGGAGCGTTGAAATGTTTTAAACAATCATTATATAGGATTGCTGCTTTAACGTGTGCAGGAACTCCTTTCTCCATTTGAAATAATTGTCTTTTCTTTGGTAGATATTTTGATAAGTTTTTTACCGCAGAGTTTTTAGCAATTTCGGTAATAGGTCTATCTACCATACTTTTCTTAAATGCAAGAACGAATGCTGTGATTTCTTCTTCTGGTTTACTTCGTAGAATATCTATTAAGACAGTTCCCATACACTCCTGAAATGCTTTAGGGAATGATGAACGTTTAACATCCAATCCCTTAACATCTAATTTATCTACCGCAATACCATTATTAGAAATAATCCATTGTGCATATCTTTTCTTTGCAATCCAAATACCTGCTCTAGCAACATATTCTTTTTTAATTTCTAATCGGTGTTTCTGAACGTTGAAGAATTTATCAGAAAGTATATCGTAGAATTTATTAAGATAATCTTGCATCTCACCTGCGATACCATCTACCAATACTGCAACTTCTGCATCTGGCATTTGTTTCCAATTAGGATGTCTGAAATCTAAAAGTGGAACTGCCGAAAAGAATACCGAATCCGTATCAATATAAATGTTTGAATCTACATCCTTTGTACCTAATTCTTTGTTGTATTTGATGTTCCCCATATTCGCCGAGTTCTTAATAACCGTCTGACCCGTAGTTGTAACTGCCTCCGCATTATCAACATCGTAAAACCGAAAGGCAGGAAGACCAAGAACACCATAAAGAGAGTTAAGTAGAATTTTTTGAACCAACTGTCTTTTTCCGTAAAAGGCATATTTTTCTTTATCACCCTCTTGGCCGTACTTTTTTTCCAATTTTCTAAATTCAACCCTTTCATTAAACCAAATATCTAAAATTTCAGGAATACAACCCATTTTATCTTTACGATATAACACACCATTTGATGATATTGTTAAATCTGCTTCTTTAATATACTTTTCTAAATTATCACGAGAAATTCTATCATCTCCCATTTGATAATATTGTACCTCTTTTTTCATAAAGGCTTGAACATCCCAATCTGAAATCTTAGCAACCTTAGTTTCTGGACTAATGTTTAAGGTCATAATGATTGATGGATATAGTGATGTTAAATCCAAGTCATATACCCAATCATACTTACCCACAATAGGGTCTTTTACATATGCACCAATAAACTTTTCTTCACCTGCTTCTGCAAGGGCTGCGAGTTTCTCTTTTCTATCCGCAGGTTTATTCGGTGCAACTAATCCTTTACGTTTAAGGAAACATAACAATGCACCCTCCAAGTATTTCGATGAATAAACGAAATCTTCATATGGAACGTGCCCTGCATGACAAATACCTCTACACAAATCTATGAATTGTAATTTCTTATCTAAACCTACTACAATTTCAACATCGACTAAGTTATATTCAATAAATTTTTCAATATCTTGATTAAATAAATCATCCAATGAACCCTGATATTCAATTTTACCTTTACCTAATTCAATTGTACCAATCGTATCCAATCGGTAGTTAGGTAATTCGTTATAGTTAAATTTCTTATACAAAGAAAGATAATCCAAACAACTTACACCTGCTAAGAACCATCTTTGACGATATGGTGAATAGAATGCTTGACCAATCGGTGATAATCTTTTTGCTTGTGATTCACCTAAGATACGTTTCATTCGGTTGAATAGATATGGAATATCAAAATTATCAATATTCCAACCGGTTAAAATATCGGGTGAAATTCCTTCGTATAACTCTAAGAACTTCATACACATATCTCTCTCATCTCTGAAAGGTAGGATGATTGCTTTATCGGTTTTACGTTCAACCATTTTACCGGCTTTATCCATAATCAATACCCAATATTGATTAGTTACACTATCGTGCAAACCAATAGCAGTAAGTTCATTTTCTGCTTTTTCAGTATCAGGTAATCCACTTTCCATCTCCACCTCAATATCAAATGTCATCGTAACAACACCTTCGGATGGAATATCAGAATCGACATATGTATCCACTAACACACGAGTTGTTTCAGGTACATCCGATTCAAATAAATCGGGGTCATCGTTTTTGAATTTGTAAATTTTGGTTAGTCTATCACCATAGATAGAACGTGCTTCACCTCTTTCTGCTCTTTCATATGCATAACGAGTATATGGGAAAGTTCGGTAGCCTAAATGAGAATCCCATAAGTGTATTAGGTTTTTCTCTCTTTGGTAATATATGTTTTTATACATTCAGTTGTAACTTATTATTTTGTTTATAATTGATGCATACCAATTTCATCAAAAGTATATGTAGTAAATTTGGTGGTTACTTCGGTTCTATTAGATGCTTTATCATTCCATGTATGAAAAATTTGTTTTACCGATTGATTAAATCCTGGTGCTATTATGATAACTTCAATTGCTTCTGGATTATCCAATACATATCCCGCTACTTGCGAAGTTATTGAATTATCTGCTATATCATCTTTCATTTCAATAATTCGTCTAACTGATGTTTTACTGGAATCACTATATTGTTTCCAATCCGGTCTAAATGAGGAACTTTGGTCTTCATGTTTAATCAATTTTTTTAACTCTTCTACGTCAATTGAATCAAACATTTTAGAACGAATTCCTGCTCCTTTCATATCATGATATAATATTTCTTCAAATTGTTTATGATATGCTGCTTCATTTATTTTGGCAGGTTTCCAAATTTGTTCTGCCCTGGTTTGTATTAATTGTTGTGTTAAATTTGTAAATGCAGTATCTAATTTATTTTTCACAACATTAGTTGGTACATTTACATTTTCAGGTACATCAACTTCCACATACAACCCATTTAAATGTGATAATCCAGCATCTCTATCACTACCTTTAAATGTGACAACACTTATTAATATATCAGATTCATAATATCGTATTGTTGGATTTTGTGCTTTAGTAGATGAACCTGCTAATAAATTTATACTACCAAGTACATCCCAAGCTTGTTTTTGCATTGGTGCTAAATGTTTACCAATTTTTATAGGAAATTCGGTATCATACCCATCTATTTTTAAATTTTCAATAACATTCCATGAATTCCTAGAACATTTTAGATATCCAGTTTTTTTATAATCTACAATTGCTGCTGGATTGTTATCTAATATAAATTCTGCTGGTTCTAATATTCTGGTTTTAGGTGGAGTATTTGGTTCTTTTAAAATTAATTCTATTTGTAAATTTCCTTTTGATAATAATCTATGGTATCTACATTCCCAATCTTTGTGAAACGTTTGACCTTTTGGTTTCCACCAAGATTTTGGCCATTTTTCTTTCTTTATATCCGTTATTGTTATTTTAGTACCATGTTTTTCAAGTAATCCACAATTACGTTCTGCTAAAAAACGGTCTTCACTACATTCTGCATACTTTGTTTCTGGTGATTTACCATTTACATACATTACCGATGCTATAGTACCCGGTAATCCGTTTTTTGCTTGTTCAATCGTTCTACTAATTACAATACCGGGTTTACCTAAATAATGAGTAAATGCTTTATATCCCATTCCCCATCGAGATGTGCCACCCGATATATTATCTTGTTTAGTTGTATTATTTTTATTGGTTATAAATAATGAATTTAAAATAGTATCAACATCCATACCAATTCCATTATCAATAATATCAATTTGAGTTGGAATTGAATCTGATGCTGTACAATGAAAAACTATTTTAACTTTCCTAATGTGGTCGGCCGGTAATTCTGGGTGGGTTGAACCGATTAAACAATTATCGGTTGCATCTTTAATGGCATCGGATGGAGACCCGTATGCTGCACCATCTTGCGTTATATAAACATCAGAGGTGATTGTTAATTCTTTTTTTGTGTACTTTAAGTTGTCCATAATTGGGTTGTTTATGACTCGTTGATTGATTGAGTCAGTTTAAAAATAAAAAATATTAAATTCTATAAATTATGATAGATTTATTTATAGAATACTTTGTAAATATACGAATAAATTTTGATATTACCAAATATTTATCCTAAAATTTGTAAATTCCACCTATATTCCAGAACAAAATAGTTCCTTCAATTTGGTCTATGTTTTCTTCTAACCATTTCCACTGCTTTATATCCCAAAATTGATTACAAGGAAAGGGGGCTTCGTATCCATCCAACCTATTCTCAAAAAGATACTCCGATTTACGGATATTTAACGGAATTGGAATTCCACTTTTTTTAAGGGTTTTTTTGATTGAACTTTCTGATGATACACATGTTGTCCAAATCTTTCTTTTGACATCAGGAAAAAACTCCTTTAATTCTTCTCTATAAAATCCTCTTGCTAAACCCGATAAGGTTACACCACTACCAGATGATACAACTAAATTATCGAAATGGGTAAATGGTTGAATTCGTTCCGCAAGATAATCTTTATAGAAATCATGGTCAAAAGCGTAAGGTAGCATTTGCCATCCATTTTCTCTTGCTTGACCTCTTAAAGAATTATACATAATTTGCATCATATTAGGTCTAATAGGATTCAAATGTGTTTTTGGATATTTTTCTTTGATTAAACCCAAATATTCTTGTGATATTTTTTTAGAATCAGGGTGTGATGCATAAAATTCAATATCTAATTGCTCACAAATTGCTGCTAGAACCCATGCTGTCCAACTTCCATCAACTGAAAGGTGTGTTAGTGGTTTGCTTCTATCCACATATTTTTTTACTAATTCATATACTGCTGCTATCTTACCCCACGGCGGTAATGTTACTCCATCACCCATAAGGTCATCTCTTTTTACCCAAACTTCTCTACCTTTAATATGATAAAGTTCTAATGGGGTGTCTTCGTTTAATCCTTTTAATCTTAAATCCATTTGTAAATTCCTCCTGTATTTGATGTCAATTCTCCCTTCATATTTTTATGAGAGAATCCATGTATTTTTTCAAAATTATCACCAATTACATGCAATATCTTTTTTCTATTTTTGAAATTGATATTTTTGTCATTTACAATAATTTCTTCGATGTATGATTTGAAATTTGTTCCTTTTTGAAATGCTCTTTTTTCCTGGTCTAATATCTCATCTGGTAATTTACCTCTAAATGCATTAGCCAGTGGTAATTTCCATTGTCCACCTTTACACAAATACTCATCGGTTAAGTTGGTAGTATAATTTAAAAAATCAGTATCAAAGAATGGGCATCTTAATTCAATCGTTCCGTAATTCATAAAGATAGTATTACCTCTTAATAAATTTCCATGATATTGTTTCTCAAATAATTTCTTACGAACATCACTCCAATCAGGTTTCTTACTAAACATACGGAATGTTCCATACGAACCATACGATTCATCACTACCTTCACCACTAAATGCTACTTTGATTCCATCTTTCGCCATTTGTTCTGCAATAAAGGATTGTAAAATACCTACTTCCATTTGAACGGTCGATGGGTATTCAATTACTTTGATTGATTCTAAGAAACGTTGTTTGATTATTTCATCATCTTTTGGAACAAAGACTTCTACCAATTCTACACCTAAATAATCGGCACATACTCTTGCTTTTTGTAAATCCTTAGAGGACTCATCAAATGCAATTGTATAAGCTTTCAAATTGGGTATTCGTTGTGACAATAAGTATGTAATAACGGCAGAATCAATACCACCACTTAAAGATGTTGCAATAGGAACATCTGATAATAATCTTTTATCTACTGCTCTTTCTAAAAGTTTGAATGTTGTTTCACTTACTTCTTGATGTGATTCTACCTTTGTAGGTTCTGCTGAAAATTGAAAATAGTAGTTTGGTGTTATTGTAAGTTTATCAGTATCTAAATCAATTTCTACCAAACTATTTTTAGGAACAAATCTAATATCTGCACTTTTAGTTTTTGTAGTGATTGCTTTGATTTCACTTGCAATGATGTATTCGTTATTATTCAGAATGTATAATGGTAATTTACCTACCCAATCTCGTGATAAAATCAATTTATTTTTATCATAGATTACGAAAGAAAACATACCTTCTAATCTTTTCAATTCACCTTCTTTGTATAAGAATAAAATAATTTCTGAATCTGAATTTGATTTGAACGTATAACCTCTTTCTTCATATTCTTTACGCAAAGTTGGGTAATTCCAAATTTCACCATTTACTACCAATTGAACTCCATCATATTCCATCGGTTGATTTCCTAATGGTGATGTATCGTTGATTGATAAACGATTGTGACCTAAGATGATGTGTTTATCTCCATATTGGAATTCTTTAATTCCTCTATTATCTCTTCCGCGATGTTCTATCGCTTCCAACATTTCATTTACCTCATCTCTATTACACCCTATGGTTGCTACGATTCCACACATATTATTTATTTAATACTTCTAATAACTTATGAGTTTTTTTAGTTTCATCATTCATTTTACCGATATGACAAGAACAAGCTAATACTGATACTTTTTCTAATTCCATATCACTTTCTTTCGCTAAGAATTTACCCATTTCAACTAATGCAGTATAATCTGCGTAACCTGATTTAGATACTCTATTTGAACGAATGATTGATGTTAGGTAGATTTTACCATTACGAGGTTTAATATCGATTGCTAACATACAAGGTTGTGAGTATGGATTTCTAGCATCTCTACTCGGGTCAAAGATAATCAATTCACATCTCTTAACTGCTTTACCAGTCTTTAAGATTTTGATTACATTTTCTACCTGATTAAATGTTCCTTGCCATGAAACCATTCTACCCCAATATGAATCATGCCATTTATCTTTGATGAATTTATATTCCAACCCTTCTTCTGCTTGGAAAAATGGTGAATCTGAAACAAATGGTTGTGGTTCTAAGAATGTTACGGTCTTTGCATAATCAATTCTATCATCACCCATAATCTCTCTGAAATGAGGGTCAAACCAATCATCGGATTCAAACTTTGTGATTTCTGTCATCACATTTAGTTCTTCGGTTAAATCACCTACTTTTACTCCATTTACAATAAGATGTTTAGATACTTTTACCCATGCATCGCCAGGAGATGTTGCTTCTATTACTGTCATATTATTTATTTTTATAATTTACGCCATACCCACACCGGTTCTCCGAATGTTTTATCTTTGGCTTCTTCATTTTTTTTCAACTCCTCTTCGGAATATCTTTCTTCATCACCATCTATAATCATTCCAGCACCTGCAGAACCCGGTCGTTTCGCCATTTCCATACCCAAACATCCCTCGTAGTTTGCACCTTCTAGAGTACCAATAAAATCGTTCATAGGGTTGGTGATTTCTTGTTGACCTTTACCATCACCTTTTGATGATGCATATACATCTGCAATGTTTATAGCCAAATAACCACCTTTACGGATTGTAGGCCAAACATTAGCAATTGTTTTATGTAAAAAGTTTTTGTTCCAATCATCAATTGTTTTGTAGCGAACCCAACTTTGTGTTTCATCGTATGAATATCTCTCTACGTTGAAATATGGTGGGGAACTGAATACAATATCAAAGTATTCTTTATATTCACTTAAATCTAAATCTTCCGCGGGGGATTCATAAAATGTAGACCTCTTTTCAGTTTCAAAGAATCCATTATTTTTTTCATAGAAATCTGCCTGTTGTCTATAAATTGGGTGATTTTCTTTACGAGGGTCAATACCTACATAATGTTCTCCGTATTCTGATGCGTAGAATCCACACAATCTATCTCCCCACCCTGCTGAAATGTCTAATACGTTTTTTGCTTCTACAAAATCGTATAATACTTTTGCAACATTAGGTTTAAATTGGGAACAAATATATTTTCGTAGAGAAAGACAAGTTCGTAATGTATTTTTACTTACCTCATCAAATTTTAAAGTGTACATACCACCCATAAGTGAGAACATAAAATCAGGGTTGTTCCACGTCCTATAAGGACCAGGTGAGACAGTGCCATCTACACTCCATCTATTTGCTTGTTGAAAATAATTTGAGGCAGGATTGCCAGTGTTTATTCTTCTAACGAATTGTTGTTTACCTTGAAACGTTAATGGATAACGAGATTCCGATGCCTTTCTTGGCACCCACTCTCCTTCGGTAAATAATTCGTGCCAACGAAATCCTTTTAATTTAAGATATTCGTTTCTCGCTTCTCCTTCGGTAATTTCTGCATATGGGATGTCATAAGTTGCTGCAACCTTTGCAAGAGATTCTTTTACATCTTCTCTATTAAAAGTTTCCTTAATCCACTCCCATTCTTCTTTACCGATAAAGAGATATGGTGTCATACCATAAAACTTATCAAAGTAATCTAAATACATAACCTTTTATTCTTTTATATTTTACAAAGATACGAAATTATTTTCGTATTTCCAAATTAAATATGTGTCCATGTGTGACGTTTTACAATTTCTTCCACATTCCACTTACTAACTTTAAAATTTCTAGCTATAACGTTAGTAGAGAACCCTTGTTTAAAGAGTTCTCTTATTATCCTAACTTGCTCGTTTGTAAGTTTCGCCTTTGGATGATTTTCACCACACCTTTTATTTGATACACTCATTTAATGCGTTTACATATGCCATTTTTGAAGATGCTCCGGTAAATCTTTCAATTTCCTTACCATCTTTCTCAATTATAATTGTAGGAACTGAACGAATTCCATATTGTGTTGCTTCATTAAATGCAACATCTACATCATAATCTATAAATTGAACGTTAGGGAATTGACCCTTAATTTCGTTAATCACTGGTGCCAATGCTCTACACGGCCCGCACCAACTAGCAGAGAACTTTTTAAATTCAACCATTATCTTTTTCCTTTTTTATTAATTTTGATTTAAACAATGCATATCTGGTAGTTTCTAATTTTTTACAAGCTTCATTTATACTACCATACACTACATTATTAATTATAACTGATTTAGACATTGGATTCGAAAATCCAGTATTTTTACCTTTAAGTGATTTGGATATTTTTTCACTTCTAATTAAACGTTCTTCAATTGTTAATGAATTGTGATATTTATTAAGTTTAGATTTTCGTTTATCTTTTTCACTTTGTGCTCGTTCACCATATCGTTGCTCATATGTTATACCCTTACATTGTTTTTTAGTCATTGATGCTAATAATTTCTTAGTTTCATCAGTATGAGTTTTACCATAAAATGGATTTTTTTCACCTAAATACGTTTCTGATATTTTATCCATATCAGATTTAGTAATTATAGATTTTTTATTTAAAATCCTAGCACTTCTTAAATTACTATTAGATTCAGGTGAACCATCTATATAACAATTAGCCAACATAATATGGGCAATTATATGGTCTTCTACCGAAACTTCTACTAAATTATTTTTACAATTCACATCTCCATTACCAACCCACATATGCTTTGGTATAATATGGTGAGAATGTAATACTAAATTTTTATCATAGATTTTATTTTTACATTCATCGATAAATTGCCTATATAGTTC